TTAGTGTTGACCTTAGATTTCTAGTATGTTGGGATAGCAGTGGGCTTAGGTTCATCTTTGCTATAAAACAATAACAAGGTTAAACAAAGCTATGAATAACTGAAACAATGAATACTGAGATGAACGTACTGAGGATTACACGGAAACCTTGAATATACAAGTAGTCCTATTGTTTCCTAAACACAGCTAGTTTCCTTTGTTTCCTTTGTTTCCTTAGTATATGTCTAATGTTAATTTAAATAAACAGTAGTTAATCTGTGTGTCAGTGTAAGTAGGTTTGATTGTCTGTCGTTAGGTACTTTGACTGTCTATCATTACTTCACACACTCATGGATACTACGGTAACAAGAGACACTCGAGTATCTGTAGCGACTGTATCAACGGGGTAGGGGGACCCATGTGGTGACTCCATACTATTAATTAACAATCATTATCAGACGAGAGAAGGGTTTGAGATTTGTAGATAAATAGTAGAACTAATGTAAACCTGTGGATAACTATAGGAAAGCTGTGGATAACTACTCATTTGATGAATTAGATGACTATCTACTTTACTTTACCTTGTTTATCAGCTACAATCAAAACCAAGTTCACTACTTAAGAAACAAGAGTTGCTGAAGAAGACCACCATGACCTTCCAATGAGTAACCATTTAGATTACCTACTAACTACTTTAATAACTTTAATAGCTTTAATCTAGTTAACCTAAAACTTAAAACAACCTTTAGTCTAAACAACTACTGAGCGGAAACCAAGGTGGAGGGATTCAGAGGTGTCTTGCTACTTAAGACGTGGAATTGCTAATAAAGGTACTAAATTAACTATTATGTTGATAACTTAGTACCTGTTTTGTTTAACCCTAACGGATAATTAAACTATGTCTACTAAATCTAAACATCAAGGTAATCCTAACTTTGTTAAGGGAATGAAATCCCTAAATCCCGCTGGCAGACCTAAAGGTTCTGTAAATAAATATACCCAACTCGCTAGAGAACTACTCAGTTCTAGAGGTGAAGAGATTGTTGAGGTTGTCATTGCTAAGGCTCTTAAAGGTGATGTTCACTGTTTAAAGATGTGTATGGACAGGATTGTCCCTGCGCAGAAAGCTATTGAGATTAAACATACTAAAGCTGAAGGTGGTTTAGTTATTAATGTTGGTACGACTGAACAGATTGAAGAGATGGCTAAGGTCACTAAACCTAAGAGATTAAAGACTAAAGGTGATGATGAGGTCATAGCTGAGGTATTAGATGGGGACTCTTAATGTTGAGTTACATCCTGCTCAGTTAGACATATTCAATTCAAAGAAGAGATTTAAGGTTGTATCAGCTGGACGTAGGTTCGGTAAGTCTAGATTAGCTGCTTGGATATTGTTAATCAAAGCTCTACAATCTGATTCTAAGGATGTCTTCTATATTGGTCCTACCTTTCAACAAGCTAAAGACATTATGTGGAATATGTTGAAAGACCTTGGTCAAGATGTCATTAAAGATGCCTATGAGAACACAGCTAGATTGACGTTGATTAATGGTAGGAAGATTTATCTAAAGGGCAGTGACAGACCTGATTCCCTACGTGGTGTTGGTCTTGCCTATGTTGTATTAGATGAGTATGCCTCAATGAAACCTAATGTATGGGAACAAATCATTAGACCTACCTTAGCTGATGTACGAGGTGGCGCACTCTTTATAGGTACGCCAGCTGGTAAGAATCACTTCTATGACCTATATACAGAGGCTTTAAACGGTGATGATGAAGACTGGGAGTCATTCTCCTACAACTCAACCGACAATCCCTACATACCTGCTGATGAGATAGAGGCTGCAAGACGTTCAATGTCCTCAATGTCTTTTAGACAAGAATTCGAGGCATCCTTTGAATCGTTTACTGGTGGTATCTTTAAAGAAGAATGGTTCTTAACTGGTACTGAACCTACTGAAGGTAACTATGTTATTGCTGTTGACCCTGCTGGATTCGAGGCTTGTGAGAAAGAAAGGGGACTTAAGACTTCTAAACTAGATGAGACCGCTATTGCTATTGTTAAGATAGACCGTGATAAGTGGTGGGTGAAGGATATTCTACATGGAAGGTGGTCTATTAAAGAAACTGCCACTAAGATACTGAAGGCAGCTGAACTTAATGAAGCTACAACTGTAGGTATTGAGACTGGTTCCTTGAAGAACGCCATCATGCCCTACCTAGAAGATGAAATGAGGTCTTCTAACCGGTTTGTACATATAGATGAGCTACGTCATGGTGGTAAAAAGAAGTCAGAACGTATCACTTGGTCCCTCCAAGGACGTATGGAACACCAACAAATCACATTTAATGAAGATAAAGACTGGAAGTTCTTCATGGACCAGATGTTAGACTTCCCTTCACGACTTGCACATGATGATTTGCTAGATGCCTTGTCCTATATAGACCAGGTGTCCATTGCAGACTTCGCACATTCTGTACAAATGGACGATGATTGGGAACCTGAGGACCTAATTTCAGGCTATTAAGGAAAATAACTGATTATTTGCTTTACTTTATGATATATTACGGCTAAATTCCTATGGAAATTTATATCATCTATGTTCGATAGCAAGGAAACACAATATCAGGCTCTCGCTTCTTGGTTATCATACCGCTTAGAAGGCTGGAGAACTCACAGAGACGTTAACTATGTCACCCAATGGGATGAATACTATCGTCTATGGCGTGGTATCTGGTTACAGTCCGACAGAACTAGAGAATCCGAGAAATCAAGAATTATATCACCTGCTTTACAACAGGCAGTTGAGTCATCTGTTGCAGAATTAGAAGAAGCTACGTTCGGTAGAGGTAAATGGTTTGATTTACAAGATGACCACCTAGACCAAGACCCTTCAGATGCTGAATTTATACGTAACCTACTACAAGAAGACCTAGAAAAGACTGGTGTTAAGGATGCTGTGTGTGAAATCTTCCTTAACGCTGCTATTTACGGAACTGGTGTAGGTAAGATTGTTGTTGAACAGAATATAGAGCGTTCTCCTGTAGAAATGCCTGTTGAAGGTACGATGACTTCTACACGTCAGCTAACTGAGTACCCTGTTATTGATGTTAAGATAGAACCTATCTCACCTAAGGAGTTTTTAATTGACCCATCGGCTAATTCGATTAACGAAGCGTTGGGCGTTGCTCATGAAGTCATTAAGCCAAGGTATCATGTTGTTGATGGTATTAAGTCTGGTATCTATCGTGATGTTCCCCTTGATGGTGATTATGATACTGTACGTTTTGGCTTCGACCCTGAATCTAAGATGGCAGATGAGTCAGACTCGGTTAAGATTACGGAATACTGGGGTCTGGTTCCTAAGAGATTCTTAAAACCTAAGGTTGATAAGGATGACTTTGAGTATTCTAAGAAAGATGAGCTAGTTGAAGCTGTTGTTACCTTAGTAAATGATACTTATATTCTTAGAGCTGAAGAGAATGCCTTTATGATGAAGGATAGACCATTCATTAGCTACCAACACGACATAGTTCCTAACAAATTCTGGGGTAGAGGTGTCTGCGAGAAAGGATACAACCCCCAAAAAGCACTAGATGCAGAGATGAGAGCTAGGATTGACTCACTTGCACTAACAACTACACCTATGATGGCTGCCGATGCAACCAGATTACCTAGAGGTGTCAAGTTTGAGGTCCGACCTGGTAAAACTATCCTAACGAATGGTGACCCAAGAAATGCTATCATGCCTCTTAATATGGGAACCACAGACCAAAATACATTTACTCAGGTTGCCTCACTTCAAAACATGATTCAGATGGGAACTGGCTCTGCTGACGTAGGTTCAGCTGATAGAGCTACGTCTTCTGGTATGTCAATGGCACAATCTGCTTCTATTAAGAGACAGAAACGTACATTGATGAACTTCCAGAACACTTTCCTTATTCCGATGATTAATAAATCAATGTGGCGTAAGATTCAGTTCGATGTTGAACGCTACCCTGTCAATGATTACAAGTTTGTTCCTTATTCTACGATGGGAATCATGGCTAAAGAGTTAGAGATGACTCAAATGGTCCAGATGTTGCAAGCTATTCCTAAAGATTCACCTGCTTTCAACGTGATTCTACTAGCTATGATGCAGAACTCATCTATTCATAACAGAGACCAGATTGTTAATGGTCTTATGCAAGGTAATCAACCTAACCCTGAGCAACAACAGCAACAACAGATGGCTGTTCAGTTACAAATTGCACAGGCACAAGCTGATATTGCTAAGACACAAGCTGAAGCTGAAGAAGAGAAAGCTAAAGCTGCTAAATGGTATGCGGTAGCTCAAGAACTTGCTCCTAATGAGATTAAGATTCAAGAAAAGATACTTAAACTACAGAAAG